GTCGTTACCAGGTAAAGATCGTAAGTAGAAAGGCGTGATATCCACTCCATTCCAGTAATGTTTTCCACAGGATTCTCTGTAATAACTATCAGAATAACTTTTCTGAGTATTTACAGTAAATCCTAATTGGCTACAGAACTGGGTAAAATCATCGGCACGATCCGAGGGGATGATAACATCATCTCCGTAGATTGATATCTGATGATACAATGGGTGGTCTTCTGGAGTAACTGCTAACGCAGCACAATAGAAGATAAGGGACTCTAACTCGAATGTGTAGCCATTCCCCATTGAGGAGAATTTCTCATACTCGATTAAAGAGTCTCCAATCAAGCCCCTCGCGGACCTTAAGGCGTATAGAAGGTCAAACCACTGAGGTGGTAAGCACTCTAATACGAGGCGCCAACAGATTGTATCGCTTGCGGCCGAGAAATCAATAGTAGCTAAACTATTGAATCTTGATCCTAGGCGAGCCAATCTTTGATTGTGGCGTTGGTCCTTAAGGTCGATTCCGTAAGAGCACAATCGCGATCGAATCATCGCGCCGGCGCCTTTTTGAAAATAAAGATTCAAAGAGGGCTCGACAGCAATGACGCGATCGGTTTTTGCGTTTTTCGGAACCGTGATTACTCTGTTCCCTTCGTAGAGCTTAGGTTTTATATTCCAGGTTGGATAAACCATGGAAAACCAGGGCTGTATGAAAGAATTACAGAGGGGTGTCAATTCACCTTCATGGTTGAATTTATTGAAGAGCGTAGCGTTACTCCCACGTAGCGTGAGCGTAACGCCAGGGCCCCACCCGCTCAACTCTAAGAACTCCTCAGCGTTTACCGATCGTAAAATACGCGATATTTTCCGACGAAAGGTGATAAACCTCTCATCGCAGACTATGTCTGGTATCGTGTTATTCGCAGAACGGCAAACGTCTTCGGCTGCAAAGAATGCTGATAATGCAACTGATTTCTTATCGACAGATGTCGGTAAGTTGTCAGTCTTTCTCAAGAATTCAGTAGCAGCTAAAGCGTCTCGGGCATCATTAACATCGTTATAATCCAGTGGATTAAACGAGAGGTTTATGATTTGCTCGTACTCGGCATGTTTGAATAATATCCAGACATGTAGAGCACGGGCAGTGCCGAGGGCACTGAGGGTCTCCCTGACTATTCGATAGTCGATGGCATGAACTCGGTTCATTTTGATCTCCGTTGTTGTTAGGAATGAAGGGTGCAACTATTCTTAGAAACTTAAAAATAAGTCCTAAGAGGTTAGTAAACACTTTCAAAATCCTCGACGGCCTTCACAACCACGTTGTCGATTAAGAAATCGGCTAACGCGGCGCGGAGGTCTTGACGCTGAAGTAGAGTGCTCTTCTTAGGAAGAGCAATCTCAAACGAGGCGAGAGCCTCGTCAACCTTTAGCGTCGTGTCAACAGCGTCCATCAAAGGAACAGAGATTTTGCCACGCACACGAATCTTCGTACCCGTACTTTTCGGGTATGTAAGCGAAATGGTAACTTGAGAGCGTGCGTCGTAAACGGCGCCTGCTCCCAACCATTTCGCCACACCAGTGGACGAGTCGATATCAGCGGGTGAATAGCTTTGCTCTGCAGCAGCTTGATTTTTAAGTTGCAAGACAGCGAATGCTGGCATTATTTTCTCCTTTGGAGATAAAGTGCAAGGGCAGAAATTGCCCTGGTTACGTTAAACGGCTGACGATTAAGAACCGGTAAAGGTAACGGTGGAACCGTTTGCTTTACTTGGCGCCTAACCTCCAGCCGAACCATGGAACCATCCGGAC